ACTCGTACCACTCAAGCTGCAGAGATGCTGCGTGCGCGGTGCCATTTACGTTGGTCAATCTGAACAAATAGTTAGTCAATGGCTTCAATACATATTCCAAAGATCCAGCAGAAGCTCCGCTAGATTTTTTACCAGATCCACCGGGAATAATTTGAGCAACCAGCGTGTCACCAACAGATGTAACGGTTGGGTTTACAACCATTGCAACTTGGCTTGCGTTGCTTGCGGCATAGTTGCGGTTTCTGTTTATTGGGGTAAACGCAGTGCCGCCAGTTGTGGTTGTGTTTTCATAAATGTACAACTCAGCGTCACCTAAACACATTCCATCAACAGTTACATGCGGGAACACTCCAGATGGGGATGCCATCACAATGTTAATGCTTGCAGCTGCAGCCAATGGCGATGAATCAGGCGCGATCTTGTACGCATAGTAACCACGACCATCATGGTTACGCTGGTGGTTGACATCAACCATAATGACTGGAGCATCAGCACCAGCTACAACCTGAGTACCAGCATTGTTCTTTTGCGTTAAGACAACATGCCGGGCATTGGTTGTGTCTGACTCACGTAGGACGTTAAGAACAGCCATCAGTCTTCTTCTGCCTCATCTTGGATCGGACCACCAACAAGCCATGCATCACATGTGCGCGTGTCAGCGCACTTAAAGTGCAGCAGCTCACAGTAGCCAAGGCCAGCAGACTCAACGACTTCATCGTCATAGCCAGCCTCTTGCTCTGGCCGCTTGGCTTCAATGCCTGCCTTAATGCAATCCATCATTTGGCTGGTAACAATAAACGCAGAGCAGTTACCACAGCGCATGCCCATGGCCTCGGCTTCGCTGGTGTTGAGCATGATTGATTTCTTTAACCAGAAGACACGGTTGTTGGCGGTGTCATCAGGATTGGCCGGGCCATAGCCGTAGTGCTCAAAAGCAAAGTTGCGAGCCTTGAGGTTTTCTGCCAAGTCGCGTGTAGCAATTGGGCAGGAATACTCTTCAACTTCCAGCTCAACGTCATCAAGCATTGTGCGGTGGGTTGCCATCATTTGCCCTTCTTGAGTCGGTCAGCTTCGCTCATGGCAATGGCCACGGCCTGCTGGCGGCTTCCTACTTTGTCGCCACTGGAGCTCTTGAGCTTGCCAACTTTGTATTCACGCATGACTTTGTGAACCTTGTCTTGCATCTTAGATTTTGTGTCTTTCATTTGTTACCTCTGGCCGCTGCCATGTTGTCTACCAAATTAGGATAGGGTCTGCCTGCCTTAGATGCACGGCGCATAGCGTTGCGCTTCTCCTGAGAAGAGAGCTCTTTTGGCTTACCCAAATCTTTAGGCCGGGGCTTGTCCCAAACTTCTTTCATTACGCTGCTCCTGATAAAAGTGGTCTAGCTGACTTGCGAGATACCGCGCTAATACGCGCAGACTTGCGCTCACCAACCTCACGCTTAAAGCTACCCTCTGCCTCTTTGCGTTTTTCATCAAACGCTGTCTGGTCAAAGCTGCCAACGTCCGGTGCCACAGGGATGTCTGGCGCAACTGGCGCAACTTCTGCGAACCTTGGAATTTCTTTTGGCGTGTAGACCTCGTATGGCACCTGCTCGGTCTGACCTAAAAGCCAACCTTGGTAGTTGGTTTTCTTTTGGGTTCTGTACGCTGTAGTCACAGTGATTGGATCAGCTTTAATACCTTCAACAATCTTGTTGTACTGGTCCAACTTGGTTTTGTAGGCAGCTTTCTGCGACTCATACGTTGGAGCCGCAACATCTTTGTACTGTGCAACTTGAGCTTCGTATGGCTGCATCTTTTCAGCCACACCCGCTTGGTACGCCTGAAAAGACTTTTGAAAATCCCCAGTAATACCAGCAATGTTGCTTTTGTATTGTTCTGCCAAGCGGCCAATATCAGAAGTGCTACGCCGCGCTATCTTGCGCTGCATGAATTGTGGTAGCGTAGCCATTACTGAATCCTCATCCCGGCGCTGCCAAGGTCAACTGGCATGCCCAGCTCTGCATCCATCCGTTCAGCAGAAAGAAGTGATCTGCGGCCACCGCGAGTGCGAGCCTTTAAGGCAGACGCTTCCGCAGCTGCGGCCTTCTTGCGCTCTTCGTCTGCAGCAGCCTGCACTTCCTTGGCTTTGTTTTCCATCTCCAGCTTGTTGGCTGCGTAGTTGGTCTGCGATGCTTGGAACTGCTCACGCGCAGTGTTGGCCTGCTGCTCAAGTGATGCGCCTTGCTTTGCATACTCAGCAGTTTGCCGAGATAACTCAGCACGCATGGCTGCTTGGTCAGATGACTGCTGCAAAAGTGCTGTTTGCTGATCTCGCTCTGCCTGCTCTCGCGATTTGCGAGCTTCACTTGCGTTGTAGGCAGAACCAATAAGAATTGCACCAGAAATAAAAAAGCTCATTTGATTAACTCCTTGTGTTCAAAAACTTCCATGCCCAGCTCGTGATACTCCAACGCGGTAAACATATTTTCTAATGTCTCGATGTCTGTTTCATCAGTAGGGTTAGAGTGAATTGTTGTCCAGATTGCATCCTCATGGGTGTGCACCACTCGCTTGGTCCCGGGCTCAGATATAAACGATGCCGGGGCGCTGTGCGTTTCCAATCCAAACTCGGTGTAGCAAGTGATGCTGCCCTTGCTGATGATGTTGAAGTGGCGGTGGCGGTGGATCTTTCCAACCACCACAGTGCCAGCAGGTAAATGGATCTCACGCGCATAGATGCCCGGCGCAAGCCAGTTCTTAACAGGCGGGGACTCATCCATTCGCTCACCATCAGGCAATGCTTGGCACGCCATCTGAATGGCCATGATCTTCTGCCGCGCAATCGGCGCAGGAAGATTTGCTTGCGGCATTTCAATGATGGTTGTGCTCATGGCAAAGGATTCTATTGGGTTTTGTACTAAACGCAACTCTGTATATCACTCCGATATGCTCACGCAAATACGTCAAATTCCGTATTGGCGTTTGACTGACCCATTGGCCTGCCGCCAAGCTGGTGGGTCCGGGTCATCCGGTTGTACTCACCACCACCCAGCATCAGGTAGCCAAAGCTATCGCCAATGTGTGAGTGCTCGTTCTTGTTTGGCGCGTCCCGGAACCGTTCCTGCCCGGCACCAACCGCTATACGCTTGAAGTGGTAGCCCCCGGCCAGAGACTTTCTCAGCAACTTGCACTCCCGGTTGACAATAAGACCGGGCTTGCCGTTGATCAGCCGCTGCATGGGCGCTGCGGAGGCTTCCCGGCGCACCTTAAAGTCATTGCTGGCCGTAGGCTGGGCTCTCAGCCCCAGTGTTTTCAGGTAATCAAAGGCGGTCACCTCGTAGATGGCATCTCTGGCCATACCAGCCGGGTCACCCCAGATCATTACTTGGTGGTTTGGGTACCGTTGGTTGAGCTCGGCCAGCAGCTGGGTGCCAAAGCGTTCCAGCCCCATGTCAAAGGTGACGATTTCCTGATGTATCACCCACCTTCCGTTGGGCAAACGCTGGCCAATCGTGGCCGCAGGGGTCAATCCAAAGTCCAGCCCCACCTGAATTGGCGTGTTGGGGTCAATATCGGTGTCGCCAGACATGGTTGAGTCCTCATATTCTGGCCAAACTGGCCTGCCCTCCTGCACGTAGGTGTACTCACCCCCGGCGTAGCAGCGGATCCAGTCCAAATTTTTGCCCATCAGCATTTGCTGGTAGTAGCCACCCGGCAAATTGTGGATATTTTCAGCCTTGGGGTTGACCTTCCACCACTTACCGGACGCAAGGACATGATCGTTGGCCTCTGGCATGTCTGGCAGGTTCTCAACATCCACCGGGACCACGCCACCGGGCTGCTTAAAGAACTTCCAAGCGTATGGCCCGGTCATCTTTTCCTTTTCAGCCATCCGGTGCCACCAGTGGTCATCATCCATCGGGTTGGTATCCATCCAGATACCGTGCCATGTGGCCCCACCGTCTCGCTTGGTAGGGTAGCGGCCAACCCGGTGGGTCAATCCATCAATCACAGCCTTGGGCAGCTCACGCGCCTCGTTAACCCAAGCCCCAGTGAGCTCAAGGGACAGCAGCTTGCGAACGTCCTTGGGCTGGTCAAGAGCCAAAAAGATCACTTCGCAGTCAATCCCGGCCGCATCACCCCGGGCAGGCAGCCGGATGTGGTGGGTGATGGGCGGTGTCCACAGCATGGGCCCAAAGGTAGCCTCTGGGAACAGGTCCAGCCATGTCTTAATGGTGGTTGTCTTCAGCATGGGGTAGCTGTTTCGGACAATAGCCCAGCGCGTGTACCTGATGTTGTCGATAGCCGATGGCTTTTGTTGCACGGCCTTGATAAAGATCTTGGCCGCACACCCATAGCTCTTGCCGGACCCCACCGGGCCCATGATGCCCTGCACAAAGTTCTTTGACTGAATGAAGTCATAGATGACAGGCGAGTCGCTGAAGTCGAGGTTTAACCCGGCGACAGGCACGCTCTTGTCTGACTGCTCTTTGGTTCTGGACATATCAATCCTTCGGTTCTGGTGGCCGTGGCGGCACCACGTTGATGTCAATCACACTCGGTTTATCGTTGTCATCGGGGCTGTCTAGCAGTCCACTGGCCTTGGCCAGCAGCCGCAACACCCCAACCTTGTCGTACAGCTCAATGTCCAGCGTGGAGAAGGCGTTACCGTCTGCGTCCTTGCGGGTGTTGACCTTGATCGACTTGATCGCATGCAGCGCGTGCTCGGGTATATCGTGGCTGGCCTTGACTTTGACGTTGCCTTGGTCATCCCAAGTCATGATGTCGGTCAGCTTAGTGTTGGCCATAGAAAGCAGTGCGTAAGCCACCGCCTCCTTGTTGGCCACCAAGGTAGTGCTGCGGTCCAGCCTGCGCTGAACAGACCGAACCCCGCCCCAGTTGGTCAGGGGAGGGATCACCGCAGACGGTTTAGGCTGTCTAGTGGCCATCAGAATGGAATGTCATCATCTGACAACTCAAGCGGAGCGGGTGCCTGCCGGACCGGGGCTGGGTAGGATGGCTGGCCATAGCCACCAGAAGGCGCTGGCTGGCCCTGCTGCTGTACAAGGTCACCAATGCTCAGTGATATCCACTTGTTGCCAGCTGCGGTGGCTTTAGTCCACCCACTGATCCACCTGACCTCACCGTTGGGCAGCATGACCTTACCCTTGAGGCCGGGGTGGCGCTCTTCGGTCTTGTTGTCATTCTTAAACAGGCTGCCTTGGCCAGCTCTCATCTCGTATGGTTTGCCGTATGTCATTTTAGTTTCCTTCAGGTTGATTATCGTTTAGGTTAAAAAAGTAGGGAAAATTTCGGAGTGGGCCCCCCAACGCTACGGTAGGGGGTGGGGGGAAGGGGGTCGCATTTTGGACAGTTTGTGGACGCACCCTTGATGCCCTGCATGCTGGCACTCCTACTATATGTAGGGCCGCCTCTAGGCAGACACCCCTCTGTACAGAACCCATACGTTGGTATGGCAATTTGAC